ATACAGGATAGCTTCGACTATGATTGAGTTGAACAAACCAAAGATCGAGGTTATTGAAGCCTTATCTAAGGCTTGGGAGTATATGCCCTACAGGAAAGAGGCTCCATCTGCCCTCATGAGCGTGTTAATTAAGGATGGGAGGAACTTCTTGGCTTTTACTTATGGGGACATGACAGTAAAATCTATACAGGTATTTGGAGAGAGTAAAGAGCTATTTGAGATGGAAGAAGCCGTCAATGATATGTTCCCAAGGTATTATGGTCTGGCAGCTGAGAAGTGCGGGTTCTACCCCATCGCTATAGCTTCATATAAGATCCTGCTCAAGAATAATCCAGAAACCATAAGGTTAAAGGAGCTTCAGAAGAAAATTAAAGAATTAGAAGAGAAATGTTCAGTGTAGTAATACCTACTATGTGGAGATCAATGAGGCTCCTTGGAATGCTCCATAGGCTTTATAATAGCGATCATGTGGATGAGATCATTATTATAGATAACGACAAGGATTCAAGGTTTTCTTTCGATAACAAAAAGATCAAGCTGTTAGAACAGGAAGAGAACATATTCGTAAATCCAGCTTGGAACCTGGGCGTCAATGAATGCAAGAATGAAAACATATGCATATTAAACGATGACGTCACATTTGATGTTGACGAGGTGTTTAGTGCGGCAACACGGGTTCTGTCGGACCACCCATCGTCATGCCTGGGGGTTCACCCAGTTAGTTATAAAGGATATAATGATAGCATTAAGGTTGCGGAAGGAAATGCTATAGGTCAAGGATGGGGTTGCTGTATATTCTTAAGGAAAGAAAACTGGGTTGACATACCTGATCAACTTAAGATATGGTTTGGCGATAACTGGATTGTACAGAATCACGATAAGTGTTTTTCTACCGCCTTTAACATGTCCACAGAGATGTCTACTACTTCTAATCTTAAGGAACTTAGTAGTGTTATAAAGCAGGATATTGAGGAGTGGAGTAACATTAATAGTTATTCATTCTCAATAGGTTACATAAATCATGATACTGATGTATTTGAAAGGTTTCTAGGCCCTAGCCTTAATGAGTTAAATGGTGATTTCGAAGTAGTTTTTACCTCTGATGAAAAGCTCCCAGCCTCCAATTACAATGAAATCATAGATAACAGCGCATATGACTTTATCATTCTCACCCATCAGGACGTTTCGTTTTCTAGTGACCTTCTTGAAAGAATATCATCAACAATTAACTCCGTTGGTGACTGGTCTGCGCTTGCGATGGTTGGTGCTTCTTACGATGGAGTTTGTAGGTGGTCGAATCAAAACCAATCCTTTGAATTGTCCTCCGCTGATTGCTGCTTTATAGTAATCAATAAGGGCCACGGAATTAGATTTGATGAAAGTACATTTGATGACTTTCACTTGTATGTTGAGGATTACTGTGGTCAAGCAAAGAAAAAAACTGGTTTTCCCGTTCGAACTATTTTTACAAATTCAAGAGAGTCGTCACCAGACCGAAGAGATGAAAGCTTAAACACATACCTTAATCACCACTCAGTAACCGTAAATAAGCGCGGTACAGCCTGGGGTAAATACTGGGAGTATAGAAAAAAGCTTGAGGATAAATGGCCTGGAATCAAAACATCTTAATACGCATCTGTAATATTTGGTGGAAGGCTGGCTGAATATAGGTACTACGACATGCACCAGGTCATAGCATCCGCTATAAAAAAAGCTGAAGTATTTTTACAGAATGAATTTAATTGACGTAGAAGGATATGAAACTAAAGGGATTAAGATCGACCCTAACGGTACAGAGGGAGAGCATGTCGAGCTCCACGGGTTACTCGTTATACTACCAAAGAAACCGAAGCGATCTGAGATCCTCTTCCATGACAAAGCAAAGAAGTTGCAGATGTGGGAGCGCATTCCTATGCCCCAAGAATTGCAAAGGATACGCAGTATGGATGAGTGGCTCGAAAAGCCTGCCGAGTTTCGAAACAAGTTTCGTTCTTACATCGAACAGGAGTTTCAGCGTAGGCGTGACGGTGTATGGTTTTACAATAATGGGGAGCCTACGTATATTACAGGGAGACACTATATGTTTCTACAATGGTCTAAAATTGATATCGGATACCCATCATACCTTAATTTCCAAAGAGAAATCTTTACTCACATGGCTGCTTGTGAAGCTGATCCTCGTTGTTTCGGTCAGCTTTATACTAAGTGCCGTCGCTCTGGCTACACTAATATATGCTCTGCTGTACTCGTTGATGAAGCTACGCAAGTTAAAGAGAAGCTTCTTGGGATACAGTCGAAGACTGGTAAGGACTCGCAGGAGAACATATTCATGAAGAAGGTAGTTGCGATATTTCGTAGCTACCCATTCTTCTTCAAGCCAATCCAGGACGGTACCACAAACCCCCGTATGGAGCTGGCGTTTCGTGAGCCATCTAAGCGTATCACAAAGAACAATAAGACCTCTCAGCGTGGGGATGCACTGAATTCTGTTATAAACTGGAAGAACACCACTAATAATGCATATGACGGTGAGAAGCTGCACATGCTTTACCTCGATGAGGCTGGCAAGTGGGAGAAACCTACTGACATTAGGGAAGCATGGAGGATCGAAAGAACCTGTCTCATTGTAGGTAAGAAGGTCATAGGTAAGGCGCTTGTAGGTAGTACGGTTAACCCAATGAGTAAAGGAGGGGATGAGTACAAGGGTCTCTGGGCTGATTCTGACACCTCAGAAAGGAATAATAACGGAAGGACTAGGTCTGGGCTTTACAGAATTTTTATACCAGCTTATGAGGCTTTAGAGGGGTTCTTTGACGCTTACGGAAATGCTATCATAGAGGATCCCTCTCAAGGCGTACATATACATGGTATAGATGGAGACCTAATAGACCAAGGGAGTAAGACATACTTGAAAAATGAGCGCAAGTCATTCAAGGATGATCCATCTGAACTCAATGAGATAATTAGGCAGTTTCCATTCACAGAGGATGAGGCTTTTAGAGATAGCATCGAAGGAAGCCTATTTAATATAGGTAAGATATATCAGCAAATAGAAAGCAACGATGATCTATACCCTAACCCAGTAATACAGGGTAACTTCATATGGAGAAAAAAAGACGAGGAGGTGGCCTTCTCTCCAGACCCTAATGGCAGATTCAGGGTTGCCTGGCTTCCACCAGATCATTTGAAGAATAAAAGGTCTGACAATAGGGGTAAGCCTATTCCGCCTAACGCTCACATAGGTTGTGGAGGTGTTGACTCTTACGACTTAGACTCTACGGTTGATGGTAGGGGATCGAAAGGCGCTCTTCATATGTACAATAAGTTTAGCATGGATGCACCTCCCAATATGTTCGTAGCTGAGTATGCATCACGTCCAGACCTTGCCAGTATATTCTACGAGGATGTCTTGATGTGTGCTTTCTTTTACGGGTATCCTTTACTTATAGAGAACAATAAGTACGGTATTGCAAGGTACTTTGAATCAAGGGGTTACGATGGCTACCTCATGGATAGACCCGATCACCTGAAGACAGGGAACTCATCAGTAAGTGTAAGGACAAAAGGTATACCGTCTAACTCACAGGATGTCATACAGTCGCATGCTCACGCTATAGAAACTTATATTCATGATCATGTTGGCGTAAACATAGAGACTGGAGAAATCGGAAAGATGTATTTTAACCGAACCCTAGAAGATTGGATTGGCTACAAGATAGACAAGCGAACTAAGTTTGACTTAACCATCAGCTCTGGGTTGGCTTTACTGGCTGCTCAAAAAGTAAAGAAGGAGAAACCTAAATCTAACTTCTCTGACAAGCGCTTTTTCAGGAGATATAAGGTCTAATACGGATTTATTATATTTGCAAAATACGCATACATTGCAATAGAAACATGAATAATCAATACAGCAAGAAGAAGGGAACTTCTTTTCCAGATCCGTTGGCGGAAACTTCGAAGAAGGAAAGCAATGAATATGGTTTGCAGTATGCTAAGGCGATAGAATCTCAATGGGGAAAAAGCGACGAAGCAAACTCCATACACGGGAAACGAACGGCAACTTTTGAGAGAAGCAGGGATTACGCTAATGGCGTACAAGACACAAACATATACAAAAAGCTTCTTAGGTCGTTAGATCCAAATGACGGTGATGGTGGTCTACTTAACTTAGATTATACCCCAGTACCTATATTGCCTAAGTTCGTTCGAGTAGTAGTCAACAAGATACTTTCGAAAAATCCATACCCTAACTTAGAGGCAGTTGATCCGCTTTCTTCATCTGAAAAGAACAGAAATAAGAAGAGGATTGAGATGCAGGTAGCTGCTAAAAAGCAGCTTATGGAGCTTAAGAAGAAGACTGGTTTGGTTATGGACATCGACCCAGAAAAGCTCCCAGATTCAGAGGAGGAGACAGAGATATTCTTAGGCACCAACGTAAAGACTGATGCGGAGGTGGCCGCTCAGATAGCTACTAACATGACGCTATCCTGGAATGATTTTAATGACAGCATATTCAGGAGATGCGTTAACGACCTTGTGGCTTTAGGTATGGCTATCACTAAGAGAAGCAATGACCCCAACGAAGGTATTAAGACTGAGTATGTTGATCCCGTAAACTTCATACATAGCTACACTGAGGACCCTAACTTTAACGACTTGATTTATGCAGGTCATATAAAGAGGATATCCATACAGGAGCTAAAGAGAATTTCTGCTGGAGAGTTTGAGGAGAGTGAATTCAAGGATATAGCTACTAACGTAAGAAATAAGAATGGCAATAATGCCGCTTACTTAAACTCATCTAGCTATAACAATAAGCTTCAACGAAATGAGTACGGGTATGATGAGTACATGGTTGATGTGCTTGACTTTGAGTTTGTCTCAGTGGATTGTATATACTTCGAGGAAAAAGAGAACAGGTTTGGTAACACCAATATGTTCATGAAGGGATTTGAATACAAACCTAAGGAGGGGAGTGTGTACGAGAGAAACCCTCACAAAATGGAGGTTTCTACTATCTATGGGGGTAGTTTTGTTTTAGGTTGTAATAAAATATTCAATTACGGAAGAACCAAAAACACACCTAAGAACCTCCAGGACATATCGAAGTCTAGGATGTCTTACTCTGTTGTCTCAACCAATATTCGGAATATGATGCCGAAGTCGATGGTAGACAGCTGCACTGGTTTTGCAGATATGCTACAGTTGACTCACTTGAAGATTCAGCAGGCGATTGCCAAGGCTAAGCCAGACGGACTTATTATCGATATAGAGGGTTTAGAGAACGTTCAGCTAGGGAAGGGTGGTGAGCTTGAGCCATTAGACTTGCATGACATCTACGAACAGACTGGTGTGTTTTACTACAGGAGTAAGAATCCAGAGGGTGGATTCCAGAACCCTCCAGTAAGAGAAATAGGCAATACCATCAGAAATATAAACGAGCTCATTGGTCTTTACAATCACTACTTACGTATGATTCGTGATGCGACTGGAGTGAATGAAATGATGGACTCTTCCACCCCGAAGGGAGATACATTGGTTGGTGTCCAGCAGAATGCAATCGCTGCAGGCAACAATGCTATATATGATATTACAAACGCCTCCATGGTTCTTTACAAGAAGGTCTGCGAGGATGTAGTAAAGTGTCTTCAGATACTCCCTCCAGATTCTGTAATATTCAACGCTTACAGCAATGCTGTCGGTCAAGAGAATATGTCAGTGATATCATCTTTTAGTGACTTACCTATGTACAACTTTGGTGTGCAGGTGGTTAAAGAGATGGAGGACAAGGATAAATCTTACCTGGAGCAGAACATTCAGATCTCTCTTCAGCAGAAAGAGATTGACATAGAGGATGCAATTGCTATCAGAAATATAAAGGATGTGAATCAAGCTGAGAGGCTTCTTGTGGTTCGTAGGAAGAAGCGTATTGCTATTAATCAACAGGTGGCTATGCAAAACTCACAACAGCAGGCTCAGATTCAGCAGCAATCAGCGATGGCTACCTCACAGGCAAGGCAACAAGAGATGCAAAT